TCAGGCCTGTGCCTTTTTGAATGCCGCGGTGGTAGCGGCAGCAAGATCTTCCCTCTGACCGTCAAGCTCGTGCCGATACACTCCGGCAGTGTCCATGTTCTTGCTGTGACCGACCAGCATCTTCAGCTGGCTGTCGGTCAATACGCCTGATTCAATGCTGACGAAAGTGTGTCGCATCTCATACAGCGTGACCTGAGGCTCAATGCCATTGTCACGCTGGTACTTCTTCCAGCGCTTGAATAAAGCCCTCTGGTTCGGGATCTGGAACAAAGGGGTGGTATAGTTCAGCGGGATATCGGAAGCCTTCAGCAAGGCCACCTGCGCTTCGTAGGCCTCATGGGCTTCCTCGCCCATGTCAAATGAGCGAATGGCGTTTTCGTTCTTGCCGGTGGTTTCCTCATCCAACCGGTTGATGCTGCGGCGCAGATTGACCGTGTTCCCTTTGACGTCACCATACCAGAGCCCCACAAGTTCACCGGGGCGTACACCTGTAGCAACTGCAAACCGGTAGGCATAGATATACTCGTCAAAGACCAGCTTGCCATAGTAAAGGCGGGTGTCCACATCAAACAGGACTTTCAAAGCGGTCGGCTGTAAAATTTTTTTCTTCCCCATGCGGGCATTCTTCGGGATAGACAGCTCAGGGAACATCGTACTGTACCTGTTCCGGCGGCACCATTTCAAAAAGCTGATCTCCGTTGAGCGGATCGTCATAAGGGTTTTGCGGCTCAGAGGTTTGTCACTCGTGCGCTTCCCCCCTTTTTTGAGGCAGCGCTTTTTGAAAGACATGTCAATTGCCTTTTGAAGATCGCCCTCGGTCAGCTCGTCGATACGGATGTTCCCACACACCGGGAGAATGTAGTATTCGCCGTATTTATTACACTGGATCACATAGGATGTACCGCAGGTGAGCTTCAGCTCTTCCACCCACTCGGCATAGAGGGTGGCTACCTTCTTCCTGCCGTCCCGGATACTGTCATCCAGCCATGCATCCGCTTTTGCGTTTGCTTCCCGCTGGCCGGTGCGGCCCGGCGTACTGCTGTAAAACCGTTTGCGGGTGCCGTTCTTCTGCACCGCGATGCACCAGCGGCTTTCCTTCTCGACCCAAAATGCCGTGTTGGTTCTCTTTTTCATAAAATCCACCTCCATACACAAGGGTACACTTTGACAAGCCTGCCCGGAGGTGGTACAATACAAGTGTTCATGTTGGATTGTACCCTCTGGGGCAAGCCACTCTGCAAACGCTCTCGGTGTTGGTAGCACCGGGGCGTTTTTTGTTTTTATTGAGCTGTTGCAGATTTTGCAACGGCTGGAAGCAATGTGCAAAATTTGCACATTGTTTGGCCTTACTTCTTCGCTTCAGCTTTTTCGCTGCGCTTACGCCACTGGCTCTTCAGGCCGTCAATATGCTCAAACAGATCAGGCTTGATATCAGCCCACATCGGGTCAAGGATAAAGTCCACGCCCTCCCGTCGGGCAAGCTTGGCAGCGGGGACAAAATCACTGTCACCGGCAATCAGAATGATCTGATCAACCTGCTTCTTATACGCGAGTGACGCAATATCAACACCAACACGCATGTCCACGCCCTTTTGCTGAGCCACAAAAACGAAATCGTCCTCGGTCAGCTCTTCCAGCTGCTTTGTGCCAGCAAGAAGCTTGCGGGTCACATCCGGGCGCAGATTGTAGGCTATTTGGTTGGACAATGTACCAAGGCGGAGTGCAAATTTTCTGCGCTTCCGCAATTCTTCCAAAAAGGTCTGCGTCCATGTATAAGTATCAGATTTGTCCAAATCCACATTCTTCTTTGTCAGCGGGTGGTACACGCTGCGGCGGCCTACTGGCTCACAATCGTAATAGAAAATGCGGTACAGCTGACGCTCCTCGTTGCCGTCCTTATCGTGAAGGTGAGCCATACAGTAAGCATTCAGTTCCTTCGCACGTTCCTCGGCGGTCTTTTTGCCCCACAAGTGGGCTGCACGTTTGCGGTAAAAGCCGCCATCAACCAGAATTGCTGTCTTTGCCATTTGTGTTACACTTCCTTTGGTAAAAAATAAGACCCCAGGATTCAGCCTTCCCCATATCGGCGGGGGGCTTACTACCAGGGGTCTGTTAAGCATTTTGAAACATCATGTTTCTGACGGCATCCTGTAAAGATGCACCCCTATTATATGCGTTTTTGTTGATTTTGTCAACTCATTTTGCAAAATAATCAATTATTGGTTATTTTTCGCAAATTTTAGTGAAATATCGCTTTTCACCCTACCCAGTGCGTCCAGCCTACGGCCTTGCCCTCAATGTGCACCTCTTCCAGCTGGGAGCCAGTATAGATCATAGGCGCATAGGCCGGGTTTGCAGGCATCAGGGTCAGCGTGCCGGGGTTGTAATATACCCGCTTGAGAGTGGCTTCGCCATCAATGCGCACCGCTGCGATCTCGCCGTTCTCCACCTCCGGCTGGATGCGGATATACACCACGTCTTTATCGTGAATGCCGGCATCCACCATGCTGTCACCGTGGCAGGTCAGGGAAAAATCGCACCGGATGTTCTCCGGCACGTCCACCATTTTTTCAATGTTCTGCTCTGCCGTGATGGGTTCCCCACAGGCAATGCTGCCGATCAGCGGGATCTTCTTCATCTTCGGCATCGGCTCAAAGCCCGGGGGGATGGGACGGGATGCAGGAGCGGGCTGGGCATCATCCAAAATTGCACTTTTGGGGATACCAAAGTAATTTGCCATTTTCTCCACTGCGCCCATGCGAGGTATTTTTATCCCGAGTTCCCAAGTGGACACCGCTTTGTCGCTGACACCTGCAATCTTGCCAAGGTCAGCCTGTGATAGCTCGTGTTCCAATCGGATTTTTTTAATATTTTCAGCGATGCTCAATTGAATCACTCCTTATATGTAGAGATTACACCAAAAGTAGAGCTATGTCAACATTTATTTTAAAATTTTCTACTTTAAGTTCTTGACATTCTACTAAAAGTGGAGTATAGTATTCTCGAACCCAGACGAAAGGAGGTGTGAACTTGGGATTCACCGTTAAACAAGCCCGCCAGTACGCCGGTTTCACACAGCGTGAAATGGCAGAAAAGCTCGGAATTTCGCGCGATACATACCGCAAAATCGAGCAATCGCCCGAAGACGCTACCGTCGCCACCGCGAAAAGAATCAGTGAGGTCGTCGGCATTCCCATCGACCAAATTTTTTTCGCCAGTGCATCTACTTAAAGTAGATTATTTAATTCATCCAAAAGGAGGTGAAAAACATGAAAATCAAAATCATTGGTGAACCCAAAGAAATTGCCGCCCTTGTATTAGCGGTACAAGGGCGGCAAAATCGCGAGGTGTTAGCCATTGGTGAGATCAGTGCCAAGGGTCACAGCAATGATCTGGTCACAAAAGACAGTCAGAACAGGGAAATTCACAACGGGACTTGTGGTTTCCAGACGAGCATCCTTTAGCAGAATAAACTCACAGCTTTCACCCGTCTGCGGACTTTCTTCTTCAGCAGAAGCAGCTTTGGAAACGGCCTTGAGAGCTGAGGAGTTAACTGTCTGCGCAACGGCAATGTTCGGATTGCTATTTTCCTCATCAAATACGGGGATACCGCTGATCATGCCAGCAGGTGTCACCAGAAATAAACGGTTCTTTGCAAATTCTTTGAGGGAAATGGTATTTGCATATCCAGTAAGAACAGCCATTTTAGTCAATGACAAGCTCATGTTTTTTCACCTCCTTCCGTTTTGGGGTGTCTTTATGATAGCACATCCATAGTGAAAAATACATACTTGCCAGCCATCCAAAGGAGGTGAAGAAGATGAAGAACAACATCCAGAAAGAAATCCAAGAGCGCCGCGAACACGCCGAGCGCTTAAAGAAAATCGCCCTCAAGCTGTTCGAGCAGCTCAAGAGCGAAAATGTCAGTTTTTCGGACGCAGAGCGAATCATTAGTCTGCTTTCTGCATCCGTAAAAACTGAGCGCGATGACCGGATTATTTAATCCATGCTGGAGGGACTATAAATCTTACTATCCTCAAGATTGATTAGTTGCTCCAGACAGTCGCTGTACCAAGAAGCCAGTACGCAGGCTGCCTGTGCAGGGTCATTCAAGTCAAGACCCTGCGGACGCTCACCGCGCTGCAACGCAATCTGCAATTTGTTGTTTGCATAAGCAAGTGCCAGATTGTGCCGAATTTTATTTCCATCACTCATGATTTCCACCTCCCTTCTGCCCAAGTATACCGCAGGAGGGAGCCAACCACAAGGAGGTACATCTTCACCATGAACGACATCATCTTATCCACCCAGAACGGCGAACCGGTGGCATCCAGCCGGGACGTTGCCAAGCGCTTTGGCAAGGAACACAACCATGTTTTGAGAGACATCAAAGCTCTCGAAGAAGGGGTGTCCAAAAATGGACAGACCCCCATGTTCTTCAAGTCTGAGTACACCCACCCGCAGAACCACCAGAAGTACCCCATGTACCTGATGAACCGTGACGGCTTTTCCCTGCTGGCCATGGGCTTCACGGGCAAGGAAGCCGTGCAGTGGAAGCTCAAGTACATCGAGGCCTTCAACCAGATGGAGAAGCAGCTGGCCGCGCAGCACAAAGAGCAGCAGGCCGTGCAGGACGCCAACATCCAGAGCGCCATCGACCGGGTGATCGAAGCCCGGAAGAAACTGGACGAGAACACCGCTTTTCTGGATGAGTGCCGCAAGAACCGCGAGGACAGCAAGGCCAAGTATATGCAGGTCAAGGCCCTGTGCGGTGAGTTCAAGGCCATTTACGGCCAGCATTGCGACACGGTGCGCACCATGGAGAACGTGGTGCGCGGCTCCCAGAGCTACCTCACCAGCGCCATTGACAGCCTGACCATCGTCGCCAAAGGCTACCCGTTCTACGCTGCCCTGATGGACAGCCTGCTGGATGGGCTGCCCGCCAAAAAGAAGGAGGAATAAAATGTTGAACACATCAACTATTCGCGGCACTTTCAAGCAGATCCCATACTGGAAGCTGCGGGGCCGGTTCCACAGCTGCGGCTACCGCGATCAGGAAGTCGCTGAACATAGCGGCATTGGCCGGTACACTATGAGCGCCCGGATGAACGGGCACCAGCCGTGGACAAGTAAAGAGATCGCAGCAATTTGTGAACTGTTGGACATCCGGCAGGACGAGATCGGGGAGCTTTTCTTCCCGGAAGTGGGCAAGGAGGATGAAACCGCATGAGAATCAAATCCGGCGTATGGTACTGGCTGGCAATGGCCTGCTTTGTGGTAGGCCTGCTGTACGGCATAGGCGTTGAGGGCACTGCCCAGACACTGGGCACCGTCTCGGACGGCGCGTTCATCACGGCCATGGTGCTGATCCTGCTGGCGATCTTCTTCATGCGGCTGGGCTTTGCCGCCGAAGCACGTGAGAAACGCCGCCGCAAGGTGCATCAGCAGCCCCGCAACACCGTGAAGAGCGGCAGGAAGGCGGGCTGACACCACCCATGAATAAAGGAAAGCACTTTACCCGCGTTTGTTTGGACTGCGGCAAGGTGATGGAAAATGTTGCTGGCAACCTGCGCTTTTGCGCTTCCTGCCGCAGAGAGCGCCACAACCAATATTGCAGGGATTACAGGGCGCGCAATGAAAACCCTGCCCGCGTCATGTGGTACACCGTCTGGGACGCAAAGACCGGCGATCTGCTGGCATCCGGCACGTCTGAGATGTGTGCCTGGCGGCTGGGCTACAAGAGCGCGAACAGCTTTGCGTCTGCCGTCAGCCATGGGCTCAACGGCAGCCATCGAACTTACAAGTACACATTTGCGCGGGAACGTATCGACCGCAGCGAGGTGGACAGCCTGCCGCCGGTACGCACTATACGAAAAAAGCCCGCCGGTGCGCCAACACCGACGAGCTGCAAGGGATGATGAGTTTGAACGACTTCATCACCCCGATGATATCACAAAATCGGAGGTTTTACAATGAAAGGAATTTTGATCGAACCGGGCAAAGAACCGGTAGTCACCACCCTGCCGGACACGCTGCAGGGCATCGAAGCACTGCTGCGGTGCCCCTGTGAGCAGAAAGTCCTGCCACGCACCCCGGCAGTGCTGGTGTACGGCATCATGGGCAGAGACCTGAACCGTATCTATCGCGGCCAGCATATCTACGGCCCTATCCTCTGCTATGGCTGGAAGGGCAACGACATCCAGCCCATGAGCAAGGATGTGCAGGCCGAGATGCTGGACCGCCTCAAGGACACGGAGGTAAGGGTATGACTACCTATATCTGCAAATGCGGACGGCGAGTGAAGAAATCCACCGATACCAGTACCACTGGCAACCGTCTGTCTGGCTATGCACCCGGCCATGAGTGCTGGGGATGCCCCTACGCCATGCCATACGGAGACTTTCAATGGGATGAAAGTGCTAGAACTGTCAGCCGGGAGACTCGGGGCTACGAGTGCCGGATGAGCAAGACCCTCACTTATGCGTCAGAGTTCGCTGGCTCTATCAAGGATAAATGCACCTGTCGAGTGCACAGTTTGGACTTCGACTTTTTGTCTCAGGTCTCCGCATGGATCAAAGATACT